ATGGGTATGATTCATTTATATCTTTTAGGTTATAGCACCGAAGATTTTAATGATTTCACATTAACGCTAACAAATCCATCAACTCAATTAGATATTCAGAAATCTGAATTACTAAGAGAAAAGTCTCAAACATATACTGAACTTACAAGGTCAGAAGGTGGTATCGCAGCAATGTCACATACAGGCGCAAAGAGAATGTTGTTCAATATGACTGACAGAGAAATCGTTGAAGATTTGAAACAACAGAAAATGGAGAAGGTTATCATGCAAGAATTTGCTGATGCTCCTGTTACGATTAAGAAATCAGGTTTATTTGCAGACATTGATAAACGATATGGTGACCCAACTGCAATAGCATCAGTCGCTAGCGGCAACACCGAGCAAGGTGGAGCACCAGCTGGCGGCGGTGGTATGCCACCAATCAATATGAATGATATGGGCGGCGGTGAAGGCGAAATGCCGCCACCAGCAGCAGGTTTACCGAATCAAACACCTGCAGAACTTCCACCGATTGAAGCTGAAAGTGTTGGTAAAAGGAAATTAATGTCTGAAACAGAATTTGATGAAAGAGTTGAGAAGCTTGTATATGGACATAAGCTAAAAAGCGAATCAAATCCACAGGTTCTTTATGAAAACGAATTGAATGAGTCTAACAATAATGCAATTGAAATGATTAACGAAATTGACGAACTGATTAACGGTGATCTTAATGATGTTGGCGAATTCGCCAAAAATATAAAGTTGCCAGATGGTAAATAACTAAGTGTTATAATAAATGATAAATAAATACAACAAATGATTTAGTGATAGTATTTATATACAAATTAAATATCCAATTATGAACAATATCAATATCGGAATTGCTAATTTAGTAATATCAAATAAGATTATCGAAAACAGCTTGAATGAGGGCGTTGGCATGGTCTCCGAGATTTTTGAAATATTAAACGGCTCGGAACTGTTACAGCTTGAATTTAATGTATTTGACAATATTGAAAATAAGACAATATCAGAAGATATTAAGGCAATGAGATATGTTGACAACAATGTTAAATTGTTTGAAACCTATACGATGCGAGAGTTGGATGCGGAACATGCTAAACTGAAAAGATTCATAAAAAAAGAAGATGTTAAAAAAATTGATAAATATAGATTGAAATTATACGAATCAATTGGAAACCTAGTTCAAGAATCATTGAAAATTAGTACTGATGTGGACGTAAACATAATTCACGAATCTTTGGATTTCGTTATTGATCATATAAAGAAAGGTAAGATCAGCGAAAGCAAAGCTGTGGAAGAATTGTATGACGACGAAGTTATTGAAATAGCTATGAATAGATTTAATGAAACATATTCCGAGCTAAACGAATCTGAAACCGAATTTTTAAGAAAAGTTATCAACTGTACAGACAAAGAAGAAATGTTTAATGAATTAATATCTGAAAATATCTTACTATTGAAAAACATCAATGACGGAAAAATTGAAGGCAAAATAACTAAAACCATTGATCGCATAAATGAAATGAAATACTCGGAACAAACGTTCGACGACGATATTCTAAAGCTATACGATTTAAAAATGGGAATACTTTAAAAAAAAGCCTCTGAATTTCAGAGGCTTTTTTTATGCTAAATGTGTACTATGATCGTCCAAGGCTAGCTCGTCCATTTTCAGAATGTTTGCTGCATAGAACGACTTATTCAACGTATCAAAAATACCATATACATATTTTACACCTGTAGATATATCCGCCTCACTTATGCCATTCATCCTAGCTCTTTCGATTGTGGCGGCATAGTTTTTTGCATAATGTGATCCATGATAATAACAGAAGATACTACTAGATGCAAGTCCATTACACTGTCTCTCAATCGATTCAATTAGTGAACAGTGAGCTTTTATCATTATTTCTGGATTATCAAATACGTTTTGCATGAATATAGGCAAATTGGTGTCGGATTTCATGATATTTCTTTCGTACTTAATTTCAGAATTACTCTTAAATGGACTTAAAAGCATAGCTGTATCATTAGTACTCATGCCTTTAAGTAAGCTATTCTTTTCGGTTGATGTAAATTCAGATGATTTTAATATAGCACGTATAGCTGTTTCAGTTATAAATTGTGACATGCCCATAGCTGCAACCGTTCTGTCTTTATTATACGAATAGTTTGCAGTTCTATATCCAGATTCTTTATATTCCTCAGCCGCTATAATGTTTGCATTCAAATTATATTTAGCTGAATAGTAATTAATCATCGAGATAATTGCCTCAGCATAATTGCTATTTGTCATTACAACATTAGGAGTTTCTGAAAGTACATTACCATTTGCGTCCATTGTTCGGTGTGTGTATGACGGCGTTGCTACCCATGTTCTCTGTATACCATTATAATAAGCGGTTTTTGAGAATAATTCATTGTGATGATAACTTGCACACACTGATTTAATAAAGTCTTCACCTTTGCTTGTCAATTTAACAAATGCCCCACCGATCTTATGTTCATACATTGATTTAACCCTACCCATATCTCCGATTGGAGTCTTTATCTCTGCCACTGTGTTATCGTCATTATTTGACACATGCGAACTACTTCCGCCGTATCCGAATGCTACTGATGACTCGATTACTCTTGGTATAGGATATTTCAATATCTTTGTACCATTGAAAGAGGTTGTCATATGGTTTTCACTGATGTTATGCTCAACGCCCAATATCAAATACACGCCATTATACATGGGAACGTTTTCCAATTGAAAATACTGTGTCGGTTGAATCATTGCATTTCCAAGTCCTGTTACTGTAGCCTTATATGCTCTATTCTCATAAAGATTGAAAAGATTCTGACCTTTTGGCGTCGGTGCTTGTTTAGAATTGTCTCCAGCTAATCTTGATAAAATTTGCAATGATTCATTTGTTTCAGGGAATTCTTTGCTATCAATTTTAATGTCTTTAAACATGCTTTGATTCTGCGCACCGAATTTAATCTTGAACGCATTCACATTGCTCCAGTCTACATTTTTATTGTTCATTTGATTCAGGTTTTCGCCAGCACTCTCAAAAATAAATGCTTTGTCGTTAAAGACCTGTGATTCCTTGTCCAAGTTTTCAATACCGTCATTAAAGTAATTGTTGTTACTATTTGACAGATAATTTGACGAACCGCCGACATACATGCAGACATACATTGGACTGGTATTTATAATTGTACCTGTGTTAATTCTAAAACAGTCTTTCCAATTCTCAGAGCCTTTTACGGTCATAAAATTCTGAATTGGAAAGAATTCGAATCCGTTGACAGATAATAGTGTACTTAGAACTGTGAATATACTTGTTTCATCACTCTCAAACAAATTAACAAGCATTTCAGGATTTATCATTGTGTCGCCAATAGGATTCATGCTACGATCAACAAACGCAAACATATCAATAAGCCTATTTCCACTTAAATTAAATGGATAACCTATAATTGTTGGGCTTGTTCCTGAAATCCATTTATCATTTATATTTTTAAATGAATAATACATTTGATTTATAACATCCTTATCCTGTGACATGCTTTTAAAGGCATTATCATCGTCAACAATTGCTTTCTTTCTAAATCTCAATTCACTGCCAAGTTTTTTAAAGAAGGTTGTGAAGAAGTCGCCGACAGCTTTGTTTGAGGCTGGTGATGTTACAATAGTAGCTAATGATGTATACTTGTCATTATCTGGAGTCATTTTAAATGTAATCTCGTTATAATTTATCAGATAAATCCTATTCATCATCAATTTATCAATACCTGCGCTAGTAATAGCTTCTTCGTAATATTTAGTACGATTAAGTACGTCTCTATTTAAAGCAACTGTATACATATTAGCCATCGCAAGTCTTAGCTGTGGAAAACGGCTAGCCATAAAATCGTTATATTGCGCAATAAATGCGGCTTTATCATTCTTGCTCAAATATTTGTTACAGTCATGCATATCAGCAAATAAATGCACATTAGCTATATTACTAAATAATTCTTTCATTGCATCAACTTTAAATGACGATGATGATACCCTCAATATTGCTCCAATGTATGCTGGCATAAATTCTGGCATTTCCACAATAGATGCAAATGAAAATGTTGACTCATTAAGATAATTTGGTGCTTTGTTAAACATTGAGCATGTATTTCCAAAGCTGGACAAATAAAATAAAGATAACATTTCTGGATCATTCAATGTTGTCATGCCATAAGTGTCAAATAACGTTTTAGCATGTGCGCCCAAAAATGTTGACCATATGTCTATAAAGTCGCCTGCATTTTTCAACTCAAAGGCAGTAACCTTGTCTACCAATGAGTCGTATAGAATATTTCCACTGTTAAACAATTGATCAATTGTGTGCGATGTTGCGTCACCATGTCCACACAAGAATTTTGTAGCGGTGAAAGGCATGTCAGGCGTATTATTAGTGTCTTTAATAACTAAAACATTTTCCTTTGAGTAAAAGTATTTCTTTCCATAATAGTCTGTATCAATGAATGCCCATACTGGCGGTCTCATTTTCTTTATGGCAGCATTTAATGGATCGCTTTCGTCTGTTACGTCAGATTTTGGCGTTATGTCTAGCTTATTATTAATCTCAAACCCGACGTAGTTATCATTTTCGCGTGACGTATAAAAATCAACGCCATTTAAATTGGCTGATGCGTCCTCGAAATTATATAGTGATGATAATTCATTTTTTGCATATGTTAGAAAAGAACTGATATCCGAAGCGTATTTATCTGATTGAGTGATCATCATATCAACAACAACAGAATCCTGAATTGAATTTGCTAAATTAATAGCCTCAGAATTACTATACATTTGCGTATATAATTCGTTGTTAAGAACAGCATTGCGTACAGTATTAGTCAATACGTTATATCTTTCAATTAGTTTACCATATGTATAGCCAGCATCCCTAGGATTATCATATGGTGTCATACTGCCAGTTGAATGACTGGTGGCAAACACTGAATCGGCTGGCGTGAATGGAATCCAAACATTGTCGCCGTTTGTATTTGCATTATCTTTACTGTGTAATTTTTTTAGCTCTTTCTTATATTTTAAGTAAGTTGCAATATAATCGTCAATAAAGTCTAATTCTGGAAATTTAATACCCATTCTCTCACGCAGGTCTATAGGCGACTCTCTTTTATTGTTTTCGATAATCAATGGAAACGAATAGATTACATCTGTATTCTGCTGCTCTCCATTAGTATACGCCTTATCAGCTACAAATAAACCCTTATCAATAGTATGTTCATTCTGTGCCTTATTTGCGGTATATCTTAGAGCATCGAAAAATGTGTCAACATCATCTAACAATATTTCGAATATATTATATATGGTAGGGTTCATACCCAGAATGTCATATACCATTTTATTTATATTCGTAGTTAAGTCATCGCTAGCTTTATTTTTTGAATTTGTGGACTTAGCACTTTGGCTACGCAATAAGTTATACATATCAGTAATATCAATACAAACATATTCAACGATTCTATTGCCGTTTCTGCTCATATTGTTAATTATTTTAGGCGATTTTATAGTACCTGTAAAAGATAGAGCATCGCCAGAGAATAAAAGATCAAACCTTTTAATAACTTCTGTAGTATAATTCTTCAAAGCATTTATCAACATATTGGTAGTGCTGTCAGTTACAGTTGTAAAAACTTGCGTTGGGGTAATAGTTGTAGTTCCAGCCAAAACACCTGTTTCAAATCCTATTAATAAGGCTGGCTTTGGTGAATTCTTAGTGACATAATTATAGTCCTTATATTTGCTTCTATAGCTGTTAAAGGATGGAATTAGTACCAATTGCTCATTATCTGTCTTAGCGGCATCGGTTGTCAGTGTATATATCTCAGGACTACCTACTCTTAAGTATTCGTCTTCTTTGAATGACGAAAGGAATGTAAAGGCTTCTGAATTATTTTCAATACCTGTAATTGACTTTGTTAATACGCCACTGTTAACATCATTTTTTATTTTGTTTGGTAAAACCGAATACAAATTCTTAATCTTTTCGATAAGATCAAGCGTATTAGTAGGTCTAACACCAACATTGGTGCTAAGCGTTTCGCCTTTACCTATAAATGCTGTATGAGCCGAATATTGAAGCAAGACATCGCTTAATGGTGCATAAGTCATAGCTACAAAGTCTGCATCAATAACAAAGTTGCCAGTTTCTGACTGAAACTCACTAGTATATTTAACTAAATGTAATTTATATGTAAGAGCCTTTCCATAAAATCCTTTTATGGTCAGCTCAAATGTTGGAGGCGGAAAGTCAAATAATATTCTATATGGTGATTCGGCATTATTAAAGAATGATAATCCTCGAATGTCAGCAAATTTGATATTCACCTGCGGTATGAAGGACGAATTAATAACAGTTTTTATAGACGTAATACCAAATGCTTCCTGAGTATTCGGTGTACTTCCGTCATACCAATTTGTGGTAAAGTCAAGGTTCTTATTTCCACCTAGAAAATTGGTTTCAAAATCTGATCCACTTTCTGTCTTCACTTTGGCAGAGTTGCCATTAATAGTTATAACAGTTCTATCCTTTGCAGTGGCTGTTAATTTGGCGAAAATATGCATGTCTTGATACTGTGGAGCACCATTAATAACATTCTCATTATTTATTTCATTAGGATCGATTAAATTGACAGCCATTGTATAAGTTTAAAATAAATAGTTAATAAACAAAAATACTACTTTATATTTAATCTCAACTATTTATATAGAAAATAACACATTAGATGAGCAATATATTAAAAAAAGGCGAGTGTGGATTCGGGATATTGATTGAATCTGATTCAGGCTACATATCAGCAGAACTAAATCAAGAACTCATTACGGAAAGTTTTCAGTTTAAAGAAAATGAACCAGTGATGATTACGTGTATTTTGCAGAAATGGGGTGTAAAAAATAAGAACGGTAGAATATATTCCAAGGAAGTGTTATTGCCGCAAATTTTGGAATACCAAAAGCTGGTAGATAACAATCAGGCTATGGGCGAAACAGACCATCCAGATAGTTCTGTTATATCATTACAAAACATATCACATATGATCACAAAGATGTGGTGGGGCACTGATGATAACGAAAATACTTTATATGGTAAGCTAAAATTGATCGTCAGCCCAGGTTTCATAAGAAGTGGCGTTGTATCTGTTATAGGCGATAAGATACTTTTATACATTATGAATAAGATCAAATTAGGGATTTCTTCTAGAGGCGTTGGAACATTAAAAGAGATCAGAGGCGAGAATTATGTGCAAGACGATTTCGAGCTAATTAGCTTTGACTTAGTTAGTTCACCTAGTACGCCTGGGGCCTTTTTGTTTCCAGATAACGGTGAAAAACCAATTGTTGCAACTAAAAAGCTGAGTGAGAGCGAGGATAAGATGTTAAATGCACTCGATAAATTTTTACTATAAATAAATTATTTTATTAAAAATATATACTTTTTTACAAATGAAATGTATTTATTAGTAAAATATTAAATTAATTACGATTATTAATATGGAAAAGAATAAATTAAAAGAAGCCTTAATAGAGTACAACCAATTGAAAGAAGCTGCTACGGCAAGA